AGACTTTAGCCCTTGAAGTAAGAAATCTTTGCGACCCTTTAAATCCCCAATAGGTATTGACGCTTGGCGGAAAAGGCACAGTTATTTTAAATTCTGTTGTCATACATTGCCCAAAGTGTGTATAATACTTTCAGCACAATCGGTGCTATGTTCAAAAAAGGGAGTAAGTATGAGTAGAGTATATGACCAATGGCTAGACAGCCACAAACACGATTCAGACGAGTTCATGCACGAATTCGAGACGCGCACAGACCGCTATCTACAAACTGAATGGAATCCCAAAGACTACGAAAGATTCATGGATGCGTTATTTGACGCAGACCTTGAGGCGCGTAAAAAGGATTTAACTGAGGCCATTGCCAATGATGATGCCAAATGGCTCGGTCAAATCATTTTGCATTTAGTTTATGACTATTGCGAAGACAAGGCAAAACAGTTAGCAAAACAAGACATGGAGAAAGCATGAAAACATTTAATGAATTACGCACAATCAATGTTGGCAAACACATTGAAAAAAAAGGCAACCTGTCATACTTGTCATGGACATGGGCGGTGGACACATTGCTTCAGGAAGACCCAACGGCACATTGGGAGTTTCACGAACCCAAAGTATTTGGCGACTCGCTGATGGTGTTCTGCACTGTTCACGCGATGGGCAAATCAATGACCATGCACTTGCCTGTAATGGACAACCGCAATCAATCGGTTAAAAACCCAGACTCGCGCAAAGTATCAGACGCAATGATGCGATGCCTGGCCAAATGTATCGCCTGTTTCGGTATCGGTCTGTACATTTACGCAGGCGAGGATGTGCCTAAAGACACGCAAGATGATGAACCAGTTGACACCGAAACAATGACGGATGCAATCATGGCATCACCAAGCCTTGAGAAACTGCGCGAGATTTACATTGCAAGTGTCAAACAGGCCAAAGGCAACCAAGATGTGCTGACCATGCTTGAGGCGGCCAAAGATGCTCGCAAAATGCAACTGACGGAGGCAGCATGAGCAACAAAATAATCTACATAGTCCTTGTCACATTGCTTTCAATTTACTGGGTTTATGTTGTTTACGCATGGGTGAGGTACTTCGCATGACTAAAACAGAACTTTTAGACCACTTTGCGACTCACGCAATGAAAGCCCAAATTGAAAAAATGGGCATCACAAATCCATTTTCTACGGCACAAACTGCATATCGTATGGCGGTAGAAATGCTGGAACATCGAGAGCGAATTTTGCGGGAATGGCAAAAAGAACAAGAGATGCAACACAAATACCAAAACTCTGACATTAAAGACCTTGATTTGCCAATCAGGTATCAGCGTTGCTTGGTTTCAGAACAAATCTTGATGAAACAAGACCTGTGCAACTGGACAGAGCGCGAATTAAGGCGGATTCCAAATCTAGGCGTAAAAGGATTGCAATTTGTCAAAGAAGCAATGGCTTTGCATGGTTTGAAATTTAAGGGGCAAGAATGATTGATTCATTAACTTACATTGACCAGCCCTATATCAACCTAGAACAAGGCTCAGACGCTTGGAAGTTGGCCAGGCTTGGCCATGTCACTGCAAGCAACATAGCCGAAGTGATGAGCAAAGGAAAGGGAACTGCCGAGGCGGTCGGACGGTACAAATACAAGGTCCGACTGGTGGCTGAGAGGCTTACAGGCGCGGCTGGCGAGTCCTACGCCAATACGGCAATGCAATGGGGCATTGAGCAAGAGCAATTCGCTTGCATTGAATATGAATCGGCAACTAATCAGTTTGTGGACAAAGTGGGATTTGTTCTACACCCTGAGATTCAATGGGTTGGCGTATCACCTGACCGATATGTTGGCGGTCATGGACTCATTGAAGTCAAATGCCCCAACACAACCACGCACTTGGACTATTTGTTTGACAACAAAGTGCCATCAGAGTATTACAAACAAATCCAATGCCAACTGTGGGTAACTGGTCGCCAATGGTGTGACTTCGTTTCCTACGACCCCAGACTGCCCAAACGCAATCAATTACTGATTGTGAGGACAGAACGCGATGAAAAACTCATTGCGGAAATGAAGACAGAAACCGAGAAATTCTTGGCCGAAGTCACTAATCTAATCATCAAACTCGGAGAGTAAATCATGGCTGTAAATAAATTCATTGGCATTGGCAATTTGGGGCGCGACCCTGAAATGCGTTTCATGCCAGACGGCAAGGCAGTAACCAACTTTAGTATCGCAATCAGCGAAAAGTACAAAGACAAATCAGGCGAGGCCAAGGAAGTCACAGAATGGGTCAATGTGGCGTTTTTTGGCAAACTGGCTGAGATAGCAGGGGAATACCTGAAAAAAGGCTCTAAGGTCTATATCGAAGGCAAGATGAAGACAGAAAAGTATTCCAAGGATGGCGTTGACCGCTACACCACCAAAATCATTGGTGAGAAAATGGAAATGCTGTCCAGCAAGGGTGAGGAAAGAAAAGCAGCGCCAGTAGAAGAAATGGAAGATTCGGAAATTCCTTTTTGACCTAGAATGAGGCGTAGTTGCCACTTAGGGGATGCTGAAAGGTGTCCCTTTTTTTTGTATTATTTTTACAACTATGATAAAAAATCCTGATTTATCTATATAATACTACTCATGGCAAGGTCGCCATGTGCAAAAGGAAACGAAACATGATTAAAGATACATTTTTGGCCATTGCGATTGGTGTTGTGATGGCACTGATATTGATTGAATGGGCAGTTGGATGCGGAGAGACATACACCGATTCAAAGGGTGTTGAGCATCGCCAAACCTGTGTGTTTGTAAAAGGCGGTGTATGAATGAGTTGGCTCTTTTCGCAGGCGCGTGTATAATAAAGTCACTTTTAAGGAGGCTTTATGGAATCAAAGCGATGTAGTAAATGCGAAAAAGAACTTTCAATATTTTCTTTTTATAAGAGATCAGGAGCAAATTCCTACCACTCTGCTTGTAAGTTATGTGAACGAGAAATGGCAAAAGATTGGTATGAACGAAATAAAGAAAAAGCCACAGCCAAAGTAAAAAAGTGGCGAGAGCAGAACACAGAAGCAGTAAAAAAATATCGCGCTGACAATCGACAAAAAAATCATCGGCAAGAAATTTCAAGGAAGTATGGTGTTGACCTTGAATGGTTTGATAAACAGATTGCTAAACAAAGTAATTCTTGCTTTTGTTGCAAACGTAAATTTGTATGGACAGACAAACAAAATACACCTCATGTAGACCATTGCCATAAATCAAAAAAAGTAAGAGGAATTCTTTGCAATCGGTGCAACACAGTTTTAGGGCTTTGTTTTGATAACAAAGAATTGTTTAAAAATTTAATTGGATATTTGGAATGTCATGGTTAATCAGCAAAGCCTTAATGAACTCGCTCTCTTTGCAGGAGCAGGTGGAGGAATACTTGGGGGACATCTCCTTGGATGGAGAACAGTCTGTGCAGTCGAATGGGAGCAATACCCAGCAAGCGTACTGTGCGCCCGACAAAATGACGGGCTTCTCCCGCCTTTCCCGATTTGGGATGACGTACAAACCTTTGACGGAAAACCTTGGCGAGAAATTGTTGATGTTGTATCAGGAGGCTTTCCTTGCCAGGACATTTCCGCAGCAGGAAAAGGGGCAGGAATTGACGGAGAGCGAAGCGGAATGTGGGCACACATGGCGCGGGTGGTTAGCGAAGTACGACCCAGATACGTCTTTGTGGAGAACAGCCCAATGCTCGTTACTAGAGGACTTGAACGAGTCCTTGGTGATCTTACCAAAATCGGGTATGACACGAAATGGATTGTTATGGGAGCAGCCGATGTTGGAGCACCCCATAAAAGAGACCGTATTTGGATTTTCGGTTCCGACTCCAGTATCAAGCGATGCGACATCGGGGGCAGTGATAGGCAAGAACGACACGTTTTATACGACGTCAACAGGAATGCCGCGGAAAGTCAATCAAAAAGGGACGGATGGTTCGGTAGGTTTGGCTCGATTAGTTCAGATGTGGCCTACTCCGGATGCAAATTGCGGGAAACGCGGGACACAACCAGACTGGACTCCGAAGCGCAAATCGGGGCAGCCAGCGCAGTACACAATCAATCAAGCCGTACGGGACAGATTTCCGACCCCGACAGCGCACAATGCAAAAGAATGCAATTCACCGAGCGAGCAAAATCGCAACACTCCGACTTTGGCAACTCACGCTGGTGGGAAACTGAACCCAACGTGGACAGAGTGGTTGATGGGATGGCCTCTAGGATGGACAGACTTAAAGCCATTGGGAATGGGCAGGTTCCCTTGTGTGCAGCAACCGCTTGGCGAATCCTAAGTGCTTGATATAATACTCCATCTAATACATGGGGCTTTTTTTATGGCAAACGCGGCAACAAAAGTGCGTGACCTTTTTCAATTAACACAGCGGCCAATGACCTTGACAGAGATTAGGAAGGCACAGCCAGACCTAAAGGCAAGTCAAATATCAATGGCTTTGTGTTACTTTATGAAGCAACGCTACATGACGCGAGAGCAGATAAAGAACGAAATGTCACGAGGCAGAAAGAACGTCTATGTCTATACTTTCTACAATGACAAACAACCTGTGTCCTGACTGCGACAACGCGGCAAAAAAGAAGTTTCATGGCGGTTATTCGTTTACTTGTTTTAAATGCCGTGAACGCCTGCTACTGGATGAGCCATGCAAGATGATGCGCGAGATGTTATCCATTACACTTAGAAAATGGGGCGAAGTACCTGAATGGAAAGTAGAGCCAAATTGCGGTTGCGCTAAAGCCTGTAAGCGCAGACAATATCAAAAAGGATAGCGTATGCCTCAAACTGGTATTTATTGGATTCGTCATACAAACCACACCAATTTGATGTGTGAAGGATATATTGGCGTAACAAAAAATCTAAAAGAAAGATTGCGTCATCATTTTAAAAATGCCAAAGGCGGCTATCACACTGACAAAGTCTTGTCAAAAGCAATTGTGAAATACGGCCAAGAAAACATTGAATCAGGCTTAATACTTATTTCCAATGAATCATATTGCTACGAACTTGAAAAAAAATTAAGGCCCAAATCATTTATTGGTTGGAACATGAGAGAAGGCGGCTATCACACGCCTAATCCTTTTCCAAAGGGTTCAAAAATTCCCCAAGAAATTACAAATAAAGTTCAAGCAACAACAAAAGCAAAAAGAATTGATGGTCAATGTGGAAATGACAAGGCAATTCTAATAAATGGTCAAAAATTCAATCGAATAAAAGATGCTCGTGAAGCATTTGGCATATCTAAAACGCAAATGACTAGAATTTTGCGTGGAATTACATACAATTCAAAAAGCAAAGGTAATACAAAATTTGCTCATCTAGAGATTAAATATGCCAGTTAACAAGAAACCAGACGGTTGGTATTGGGGTGATACACATGGCCCGTTCGATACCAAACAAAAGGCAATTCAAGTGGGCCAAGCGGCTCATGCGGCAGGTTTTAAGGAATCAATCATGGACCCAATAGTCGGCACATTTGTCAGCACCTTGCTTCATTCAGCAACGCTAACGCACCTGATGCACTTTAAAACGCCATCTTATGCAACCCATGTGGCATTGCAGGCGTACTACGAAGGAATCCCTGAATTGGTTGATGGTTTGGTCGAATCAATCCAAGGCGCATACGAAACAATTATTGAGCCGTATCCTTCAATGTTTGGCAACGGCAACAACGATGACCCATTGTCATACATCATCAGTCTGCGTAACTATGTGCGCGATTACCGAAGCGAAATGCCACAAGACAGCGAGATACAGAACGAGATTGACAGCATAGCAACACTGCTAAACCAAACAGTTTATAAGTTGAAGTTCCTAAAATGACCAAAAAACAAGATAAGACACTTGAAATCAAGTACAAGCCAATTGGCGACCTAATACCCTATGCACGCAACAGCCGCACGCACTCAGAGGCGCAAGTGGCTCAGATTGCGGCATCCATCAAAGAGTTTGGATGGACTAATCCAGTACTATTAGACGGAGAAAACGGCATCATTGCAGGGCATGGCCGCGTGATGGCAGCGCAAAAACTAGGCGAGAAACAAGTCCCAACGATTGAACTAAGCCACTTGGACGAGCATCAAAAACGTGCCTACATCATTGCTGACAATAAACTTGCATTGAAAGCAGGATGGGATGATGAAATGCTTGCGCTTGAGATTGACAACCTAAAAGACGCAGGTTTTGACTTAGAACTGACAGGCTTCACTGATGAAGAACTAGCCGCAATGAATCCAGAGGTCATTGAAGGGCTGACGGATGAGGACGCAGTGCCCGAGATTTCTGATGAGCCTAAGACTAAACTAGGCGACATTTACCAACTTGGCAACCACCGCCTTATGTGCGGAGACAGCAACAGCGTAAATGATCTTGATAAATTGCTTGATGGCGCATATCCCAACGCAATAGTTACAGACCCTCCTTATGGAATAGGGATTGATGGCCAAAAGAAATCAATAAGTTCAAACCCAAAACACAATCGTAAGTTTCACGAAAAAAAAGATTGGGA